CGATCTCTCCCAAGCCATCCTCAGTCTGGATGAAAATCGGTTTTGGGGTGGTAGCTGCGAGGCTACTCTTGCCGACCCCTTCGGTACCGTAGACCAAGATTCGTGGTGGCAGGTGGGCTTTCCCACGCTGCACTTGCTGTAACAAACTCATGTGCTTTTTCCTTACAAAATCGGACAACGAAATAAATGGGTGAGTAAAAGCAGCAAGCAGGTGGACACAGGGAGTCCGGACGCTCTATCCGTTTGCCATTCATGGCCGGGAACGTCACGCCATCCCACCTGCTCGCCGCAGTGGATCAAAAGAAGTCAAAGACTCGCGGCTCTTCGTAGCCCGTGGGCCAAGAGTCATTCGTGATGCACGCATGAAGGCGATCGATCGCTTGCTCGTTTTCTTTTTGAGCAAGGTTCAGAACCTCGCTCGATAGTTGCCACACGCCGCAGCGGTAAGGCTCTTTCTTCTCAACGGCGATCAGATGAACGGGAACGTAGATCCCCAGGGCTTTCGACAGAACTGCGCGGTAGAACGCCATTTGATGGGCGTAGCCGTAGCGCCTCGAGTCGGCTTCAAACCAGGTGAGGTCGTCGCACGTTTTGAGATCAACAATCCCTCGGCTCGTTTCAAGCCAATCGATACGGATCTGGCAGGGAAGCCCGCAGTAATCGGCTCGCACGACACCTTCGGGGATCCCGTACTGCAGCAACTCGACAGCCGCTTTTTGCTTTGCGACCGATTCTTTCATCCGCACGAGCATTGCGAACTGAGAATCCGAGAGAACGGGTTTGCTAAGGGTTTCAGCCCATTCCATCCAAGCATTAGTAGCCGGTCCAAACGGACGACCAGTGCGGGGATTGATAGGCCCGCCGACAGCGAAGTCTTCGCGGAATCGCTCGAAGCCTTCGAGGATCAACACGTGGGCCGCTCGGCCGAGCAGGTATGCGGGGGATTCCTCTTGGGTGAGTGGTTGGGTCTTCTTGCGGTAGTAGAGCTGAGGGCACTTGCGAAAGTCGGCCAGTTGATGGCTCGACAGATAGTGCTTCGCTTTAGCGTGGTACAAGTCGGCCGATTCATGGACCAGAAACGAGAAGTCAATAAGTTCGAACATAAAAACTTCTTTCAATGAAGTGGTGGAAAGCAATGGAAGGTTTTGTTCGGCAGAGGAAAGCCGACCGAGACTAAGAAGCAACGGGTGCGGTCGTGATGTTCTCAAGACGGAATGCCCCCTCACCGAATTCTTTGAGCAACAGTCCTGCAAAGATCTGAGCGACGGTGACTCCGACTTCCGTGTCGGCATGCAAATCGAAGGTCCGTTTCGCGCTGTCGATTGCAAACTGAAACTCCATCGCAACGCGAGGGATTCCGAAGAGTCCCTCCGCAGCAAATGTCGCGAGTTGCAGAGTCAATTCGACCTCATCGAGACGAACATCTGCATTCATCCAAAACCGAACAAAACCGTTGAACATGGGTAACTCCTGAGCAAGTGGTGGGGCGGTAAGTTCAGTGGTTATCTATGCTGTTGCGGATTTATTTCGCGCACTTGTAGTCGTGGTTTATTCCACTTTTTTGAAAATGCTCTCGGATGAGATTCAGAGACGATTCAAATCTCCGTGGCGATACGTTCCTCTGCTTCAAGACCTTTGATCGCTTCTCGATCATCAACTCGCCGCACAATTCGCGTAGTTCATTGGGAAGCTCATCAAGCACAGACGTCACATCGAGTCGCGTGCGGGTTTTACTGAGCTCGCATCCAGTGCCATGCGATGGGGTTTCGTGATCGATGGAATGCTTTCTTCTGAGCCCACCCCCTCGTTTAATTCGGCCACGATCACGAATCATCATGGCAACAGATGAATCGACCACTCGAGCCAGGAACGTGTTCAGTGAGCTTCGATTGGAATCGTACTGAGCGATTTTCAGATGAATTTGAATCGCCAAATCCTGTTCGATGTCCTCAGTGTCTGCTCGAGAGAATTCGGGGCGTCGCACGAGCTGGCGTGCTTTGACACGAATGAGAGTTCGAGCGTATTCATTCAGATGGTCATACTTGTTCTCCGACATAGCAACCTCCGAGAGCGGAGGCTGCTACCAGGCAGTCCAAGCGACCTAATGCATAAGGCTGTGCTGCGATGCTCGCAGAAACGACACAGGCAAGGTGCTGACTACCGGGTTATGGGCCTCGAAGCCCTCGGAGGTCAGCTGCCGTGTCGCAGATTTCGAAGTTGCGCACCGATTTGCGACAACTCGAAACCAACGATTCTCAATCAATTGCCAGTGATTTCCTTTATCAATAAATTTCCGCGACTGTCGCGACACTGCGACGCGACACCTCGAACGATCGAATTGCTGTCTTGGTCATCGACGCAAGCATTAATTCCTCCCAAGCGATCGACCGCGCGCTGAACTTTGTCTTTGTTTATGAGCTGACCGGTTTGCTTAGTAAGAAACTTTGCTGCTTTTCGCATCGATCCTTCCTGGCGGTAGGCTTGCATATACACCTCATCAGTCAATTCGGTCTTTTGCTCGGCCTTGATCTGCCGGCGCACCAAGAGTTTCAGGTCTTCAGCGGTCGGAACTTCGATCGCAGATGCTTCGCGATTGCTACTCTCGTCACCCAAAACGGCGATAATCTCATCGACATCGAGGGTAATGCGGTCCGCCATTGAGGCAATCAGATCCAACGAGAGAGCAGCCGGTGCAGTGCGCCAGGGGATTTTGGTTTTCAATTGCCTGGATGTAACCAAGATCGGTCTTGAGCACCGCGCGATTGCCGACCGTACTTGCTGCGAATCGTCCCAGAGCAAACCCCTGGCGAAGACAACATCTCGGCTGGTACCGTTCCAGAGTGTTCGCCCCATCCGCCAAAGTCGGCCGGCTAAGAGTTCTTTTGGAGCTCCCTTGAGATTTATCGTTTGCGACACCGTCTCGACAAGGTGCTGCACGCTGACTCGCCATTGTCGACGAGCATCTGGAGCGATCTCGACTCTCCATGTGACTGGACAATGAATGTAGAAGCGAGGGGGGCCGGCATCGCCATCGTGGCAATAAACCTCTTCGGTATGCTCGCCACACTCCGGGCAACGTATCGTTGCCGCATCGTTGGTAACTTGCAAGAAACCGGCGTCGAGCAATCGCTGCAAAACGCCCTCTGGCCAACGGCAAGTATGGTCGTTACGCAGCAATAACGATTCGGTATCCACCAAGGGCAATAGAAACAGGAGTGCGTCAGTCATCGATGATGCCCCATCGCACCAGGCAGTTTCTCGCGATTGGCTGGAGTTCCTCCGGTTTGGAGCGAAGGTCGCACGAATTTGGACACAGCACGTTGACGGTCATTTTTCGTGGTCTTTTGCTGGATCCACTCATAAACACAAACTGTATGGTCACTTGGCTGACCTCGATTTGCTCGGAGTCCAAGCCGATGGCATCGAGTTGTCTGCCGACCACGGCTCGAACCTGATCGAGGTTTTCCGTTTCAAAGAACTTCAGTTCCATGTGATCGATTAAAGGGACGTGGACTTTCGGCACCATACGAAGCCGAGTCAGATGTACTTCCGAGATCCGTTCTTCAGGGGTCGTCACGAAGGAGAAGTCCGGGTCGAGTATTTGATCGAGTTGGTAAAGTCGCTTGAGAGGATCTTCATCAAGGACATCAAGATCCAGCATCGACTTGCAGAACGCGCGACGAAGATCCATTTGGACACGAAGTCCACCCTTGGCCATCAGCTCGATGATCCCAAGACTCGGCTCGAACACGAAAGCATTGCTGAACGCGTAAGTGTCTTCCTTGGGCGCAAGCTCCTCATGCTCATCGAAGTAGAGCCGTTTATCTGGCCAGTCCGGTAGATATGCAAAGAAATACTGCGAACCACATTGCCGTTGGTAATGATGGATCTTGCAGACCTTGCCACGCATCTGCTTGTTCCAATAGTACTGCCGGATCCTGTCCTCGAGCATTTTCACCTTGCTCTTGGTGATTTCGATAGGTTGTTTCGGTAGGCTGTTCCACGCGTTGGATTGCTTGCTGTTTCGCAAAGCTTCGGCACGAGCAAACATTGCCGCTGTCTCGAAAACATCGGGTGCGTGCAAGTAGGCCCAAAGCGACTTGTCGGCGTGACTGGTTAGTTTCCAAAACTTTTCGATCATCGGAATCGGCTGCGCTTCGAGTTCCTCGACAAGGATCTTCTGTCCTTTGACGTTCGATAGAAGATCCACGTCCTGGAGAACCACTTGGTAGTGACGCTTTCGATCTTCCTGCAGGTTTTCCCAAGCCTCGGCAATCGGCTCGATGTCGTTCTTTGGCGTTAAATACCAGTCGACCATGCGCATCGCACGTTCCTTGGAAAATAACTGCCGAAGAAGCGAACGCTCATGAACTTTCAACTGTTTCTTCAAATCAAAACCGACCACGATCTCACCTCAGAACACGCATGCACCATTGATTAGTAAGCGGTAAACTTTCAGATAAAAAAGACTACAAAAAGCGAGCTGTACTCGACTCGACGATCAGCTCTAGTTCTTCAAGACGAATCCGCATCGCTTCTCGCGAGACGGCAAATTGCTCGGCCAACGGACCCGCGAAATCCTCTTTGATGGCCAAATCCCGTTCTTGCTGGGATTCTGGTTTGCGTCCGCGAAACAGGGGATCGCGCCCTTGGTATTGATCTCGGAGCGTTGCGATGTGAATTTCCTCATCGCTTCCGAATCGAAATTCGGCCCACGCCTTTCGGATCAATGATCGTGGCATCAATAGATTTGCTGCAAATTCGTCCGCTTGGCGCTCGATCGGACGCCGTTTGGAGGTTTTGCGACATATCACTTCGGCCGAATGCTCGCCGATTAGCAGGTCGCCTTGATGGGCGATTTCCGCGGGGATAAACAAGTGTCTGTGCAAGCACCAATGGCCAACTTCATGGGCCAAGGTGAATCGGTAGCGGCCGAGCATAAGCGGATAGAGTTCCGGATCGAGTCTCTGGTCGATACCAATGATTTCTTGGCTAAACCAAATCGCTCCATGGACTTCGGCCATGGGAAACAGCGCCTTCATGTCCTTGAACTCAAGGATCAATTGCAAATGGATCTCTGCGATGCGTTCTACCGGCACCGGAGCGGTGATTTCGACGTCGAATTTCTGGGCGTATTGCCGCAGCAACTCCGTCGCAGCCGCTTCGATTTCGGCGGGGGTAAGTTCAGGAACATCGATCTGGGAAAGGCTTGTCACGATTTACCGACCTTCCACTTCTTGGCAAGATCGGTGAGCTTTTTGAGTTGTACCGACGAGAGTCCATCGACTTCTCGGAGAAGCTCGGGGATCCCAAGCGGTTCTCGTTGAATAATCCCCTCGAGGTCATCTGGAACCCGGCCAGCAAGAGCGATCCAAGCATCAGGGTTTTCACCCAAGAGTTCGGCGATCTTCGAGGCTCGCTCGGCAGTCGGCGGATCGATGTTCTCTTGCTCGAGCTGCGAAATATAGGTCGAACTTACCCCCACCATCGTGGCAAACTCTCGCAATCCAAACCCTCTTTCGAGACGTTTTTCGCGAAGCGTCTTGCCAAATGATTTGATTTTCGGGGGCATTTCGAATCCTCGAATAATGCGAATTTGCGAAGGGTGGGTTTTACCGTTCGCTAAGCATTGTCGTGACCGGGTCGCCGGTCAAGTATCGATCATGCCGAAAAGGTAAAATTTGCTAGCAAAGAATCCTGGCCAGCAACCGCGACTGGCTTTCCCAATCAATCACCGTGCAGGCCATTCGCAGCGATCTTTCGTGAATCGTTGGTTTTCCGACGGTTTGCTCGGGAAGGAAGAGTATTTTTTCCTGGACGCTTGGGCTCAGTAGGTTCAGATTCAAGATCTGAGACATCCGTGGTTGGCTCACATGGCAGAGTCTTGCCAGTTCGGTGACTCCGGAAACCTCGCCGCGATCAAGCATCCCTTGGTATTTGATTGCCAGGGCCATCAGGCGAGAGATCCGAGGGATACTTCCCCGAGGCCTGACTGGGACCACAGCATCCCCTGCCTGAATACGCTTTCGTCCTTTGTTGGACTTAGTCAATGTGATGGTCTGCGAAACGGTGATCATGCGGAAACTTCCTTTCTCGTATCTTGGAGCGATCGAATCGCGTCTGGGTAAAATGAAACCGAAATCGAACTGTTCCCTGCGGAGAACTCAATTTTTGAAACCACCAGCCGAATCAGTCGGCCTTTTTCTCGGCTTGTAAGTGCATTCCAGATCTCGTCGAAGTCCCGAACCGATTCGGCTGCTGCGACCCGATCAAAGGTGCAATTCTCAACGCTTGTTGAAGCGGAAACCACGCGAGCCAAGTCAGTTTCGCACTTAGCGATGCGAATGTGCAAATCGGCGATCCGGGAGGCGGTGGCACCCGTCGGATCGTTCAAGATCGCGAGTTTGCCAAGCTCGGCATGATCCCGGGAAAGTTGTCGCTGAAGTTGTTGGCGATTGGTTTCCAGCTCCTCGATTTGTTTGTTTTGGCCAGATTGGATTTGGGCGATGACCAAATTTTGTATTTCTGCATCGGCTCCGATCGACCGGATTTGATCCAAGACGGCTTGCTCGATTTCCGCGGCTGGAAGATTCGGGGTAGGGCAGGCATCTCTGCCACTTTTGATCGCTTGGATGCAGGAGTAGTACCGGTAGATTTTCTCCTTCTTGCGAGTGAACGTGTGGACCATGGCATGGTCGCACGCGGAGCATCGCAGAATGCCTTTGAGGATCGCCCCATGTTTGTTGATAAGCTGATTCCCTCGGCCACGGCCATTCGTTTTCAGTTGCTTCTGGACCGCGTCGAACATCGGAGCATCGATGATGGGCTCATGTTCTCCTTTGTGGATCACGTCCTTGTGGCGAATCAAACCGGCGTACAGGGGATTGGTCAGCAGCGTGTAAATCGAGCATTTGTCGAAGGGTTTTCCACCACGCAAGAGGCCACTTTTCGTCTTCCACTCTTTGCTCAGCCAACCGCGTTTGTTGACATCTTGGACGACTGGGAGCAGTGTCCCGAGTTCTTGGTAGAGTGAGAAGATACGTCGGACCCTGACGGCTTCTTCGGCGTTGACGACCAGCTTGGCGCTTGCGCTGGATCGATCCACGTCGTAGCCAAGGACTGGGATGCCACCGGACCATTTCCCTTTCCGGCGCTGGGCAGCGATTTTGTCGCGGATCCGCTCGCCGATGATCTCTCGCTCGAACTGGGCGAAGGACAGCAAGATGTTCAGTGTCAGCCTACCCATCGAGTGAGTCGTGTTGAACTGCTGGGTCACCGAGACGAATGAAACCCCGTATTTATCGAAGGTTTCCATGATTCTGGTAAAATCCATGAGCGAGCGGCTAAGTCGATCGACTTTGTAGACCACAACGCAATCGATCTTTCCGCTTTTGATGTCTTCGAGGAGTCGATTGAGAGCAGGTCGATCGAGGCTGCCACCCGAGAAACCACCGTCGTCGTATTGCTCAGGCAAGCATTCCCAGCCTTCGTGTTGCTGGCTGGTGATAAATGCCTCAGCCGATTCGCGTTGGGCGTGCAGCGAGTTGAATTCGAGCTCAAGTCCCTCTTCGCACGACTTTCGGGTGTAGATCGCGCAGCGGTTGGCAGGCTTTAGGCGGGAGGCCGCAGGCGATAGACTTTTCTTATGCACAGTCATACTATTCCTTTGATAGAAAGGGGGAATGATGCGTGACCACACGAAGCTTCGTGCGTTTGAGTTAGCGGATGCATTGGTGCTGAATGTCTATCGAGTAACTCGACGTTTTCCAGACGACGAGAGATTTGGATTAACATCCCAATTGCGTCGTGCGGCAGTTTCGATTGCATCGAATATTGTGGAAGGTGCCGCAAGAAACAGCCTTGCGGAGTACTTGAGGTTTCTCGACATGGGTTACGGTTCGGCCAAGGAAGTGGAGTACCAAGTCTCGATCGCTCAAAGGCTTGGGTACGCCGAGCCACACGTGCTTGATGAGCTTGCAAACCAGGCGTCTGAAACGGCCAAGGTTTTGAATGGGTTGGTGCGGGGACTTCGGAATAAAACATGATTCTGACCTCTGGCCTAAGGCCTATCGCCTCCGGCCTAGCCCAAAGAATTGGAATCCGTTGACATGCGACCCTGTGATCGCGTTGGCGACCGCCGTGAGGGATTTGTATAGTTGGCCTTCGTACTCGAATCCGTTGTTGACGATCAGCACTCGGATCTGACGGCCCTTGTAATCTCGATGAAGCATCGAGCCTGGAGGTGGCAATCGCTGGTCCAAGGCGGGCCGCGACTGCACATCCGAAGTTACAAGTCTTGGTTGGATCGTCTCGCGTGGGGGTGTCACGCGCACTTCGGAATCGAGCGCCAACTCGGCCGCTCGGGCCCTGGCTCGCTCCGAAAGGTCACCTTCGGCGTTGGCTTGGAGTCGCCAAGCGATACGTCGGATTAGGTAGCGTTTGTTTCGGCTCCGGCATTTCTCGCCAAAGAGCGATTCGAATTGCCGGACGATTTGGGTGATAGTCAACGTTTTGAGGCGTGCGATCTCGGACGCTGTTGCAGCGTTCATGGTTGATTCTCAATCTGCTTGTGGGTTCTCGTGGTATCGAAGGCCGCGACTATTCGTCGTCGGCGTCGCTTGGATCCCCGAAGTCGGGTTGAGACACAGAGAGCCTGATTCCAGAGAGAAGCTCAAGGCTTGGGTCGCGAGAGTTCGCAGAGATTTTTGACCTTTGGTCCAGAATGCGGGCTAGGCCCAGGGCAAGAACCGCCGCGATGCGTTCGCGCCGCTGTTGGCTGGGAAGATCCGAGAAAGATTGATTCGACATGGCATATCCCACCGGGATGGAAGAAACGTGAGCTGGGACTCTCTCAGCTCACCCGGGTTATGTATGCCGTTGGTGAGAAAATGGGCGCGGAAGACCCAATGGGACAAGGTACAAGATGAGTGCGGACCCGCATGCTAGGTGGTGTGGGGAGGACGGTCAGCAATGGCCGTCCTTACCCGATTTATCGGGACTCCCTGTCGATTGAATCCAGTTCGTGGATATCCCGCCACCATGTCCGACGAGCATTGTATACGCTCCAGTCGGTTCGGACTGGTCCATCATTAACGCTGTCGTTGGTTTTGCACCGAATAGAGTATACGCGATTAAACGTCTTCCAAGGCAAGAGCCTCGCGTTCCAAATAGTTCGTACACGTATTCGACCAACCGGCGATACAAGCCCAGCGCCAAACATCGAGCCGAGACACATGCGACCAATTTTTTCGTCACTGCACATGATCCGCATCATTCCTCGACAGTTCAGACCAAGCTGCCAATGTGCCGTTGCGACAAAGCCATTCCAGTCAGGTTTTCGCTCGCGATCCCATAAATTACCGCCACTCTCGGTGAGTGTGTACCGAGGCCCAAGAGACCAATCTCCGGTTTCGACGTTGAATATGGGACCGATTCTCTCGTTTAGGAGTCGACGGTCTACCAATGAAGCAAGGGTTACGCGAAGCCGGTCGTCGTCGAGTGAATGCGAGTACGTACAGTTCATGTGGAAAGAGTAGTCGTCAGTCCGCAAATGATGAAACGCCAGCGACGTGTCAAAAAGGAAATCGAACAAGAGAAGTTCGTTGTCCGTTAGATCGGTCGCGTTTGTTCTTTTTGGTAGCTCCATGTGAGATGGGAATTCTGTGTCCCGATAACGACCGCGTTGACCGGGCCGCCGCCAATCAACATTGATTTCAGGAACGACGCGATCGGCGGCTCCGCGTCCAACGCTTTGGTACGCCCGTCATGGGCATTGGTTTGTGGGGTTTAAGTCCCCTGTGCGAGATAGGAATCTCAAGGAGATCAGTATACCAAATGACCACT